TGACCATCTGATCCATAAACATCATTCGTTAAATTGCGAAACACATGGCTCGGGTCTTCTAGAGTGGCCTCTATCGTAAATGGTCTAAAGCATTTATTAGGATCACCTACGTCGCCAACAACTGCATAACGAGACCCTTGATTGTAATGCTTACTGTATTCATCTAATCTGGCAATGTGATCTAATTCATTTAGACATTCTTGGGTTTCGTAATATCGAGGAAATGCATTGCCTGGTTGAAAATATACCCCATACTTAATTAATGGGTGATCAAGATCTTCATAAATGTGATTGAATGGGTAACAAGCTGTAGGCTTGTATTTCAGATTAACTAAATTTCGAGAAGCGTATCGAACAGGAATAGGATTAAGCATGTATTCATATTCTGCCGCTTGATCGTGTGTTATTTCTACGGTAACTGTTTGTCCTTGTTTCAAAGATATTGTGCGATAAAAAACCCATTTATTTGCTGTGTCCGTAGGAGAAGTTTCTCTATAATAAATATCATACGTAACACTATCTACCCAAGTTTTATTAAACTCCTTTCTTGCTAATCTAAAAACACTTGAAATCTTTTCCAAAATTCGTAATTTGCTTTCATAGGCAATTTCTCTGGCGTTGGCAGACCATGGAAATGGATTAACAATACAACGCATTCCATTCAACCCCGTATATTCACCATCTATAGTTGCAACAGCCGAATTATTCTTTAGAACAAACTTTGTATATTTGATGTTTTTACCAAGGCTGTTAATAATAACAAATTTGCTGTCATCATATTCTTGCGGATTATTTACGTCTCTGTTTTTTCTAACATCATTATTTCTTTTGTCATTTGTGGAAATTGTACCTACATTAAGCACGGTCCTTTTTATGTAATATCCATCTTTTAGTGTAATACCAGAAAATATAGTCGGGAGTTTTTGGTAATCATAACCCCAAGCCGTCTTGAGAAGACTTTTGCAATCTGTGAGCTTGCGTTCACCTAGATAAACATCATCAATTTTGATGTTGCTTATAAATCCTTCACTGATAATATATCCAAGCCTTGAACTCTCAAGCAAATTAGCATTATGCGCAGCTTTGAACAGGAGTGGAGCTATCCACACACCGCCATTAGCCGCAGGTTTTAACGGTTGTCCCGGTACAGGAGCACTTGTAGATAGAGTCCTATAAACGCCAAACACAAGCGGTACAGCTTGCCCGAGCTGCACAATGCTTTGCTCGCGCTCTCGTTCTTCTAGCGGAGTGGTTTTTTTAAGCGTTAAAGCATCAAAAAACTTAGTGGCCGAACCAGAGGGATTTGGCGATTGTGGAAACGGCAAAAATGGCATTACAACGCCTGACGCAAAGTAGATGGCACCCCTTTAATCAGACTAGCAGTGACCTTTCTTGGCGGAGCCAGTGCAGAACTTAAATCGAGCAAATTGATAAGCTGAATGTCCAATGTTTGCAAATTAGAAGAGATGTTTTCAATTCTTCCAACATAAGTGGAAATAATAGTTGCACCCGTAAATCCAGTAGTTGTACTTGCAGGTTCCTTTAATTGAAGTAATTGTGCTTGAACAATGTAACCCTGCTGCATGTAATTAAGCATTTGATTTTCTAGGCTGATGCTATATGGAATTTCAATCGTCAAACCACCGGCAGCACCTTCTAGCGAATTTACAAAATTGGAACATGTAAAAGTTACATAAATGAAAAGTTGAACGGTATTGTCATAAAAAAAGTTTTGCCACCTAAGTTCTGGCGTTGTATCACCAGACTTCGTAAAAGTTAGTTGTTGTGCATAACTAATCATGATTATGCAATCCCGACAGACTTCCTAACTTTAGTGTTGTACTGGAGCATTTTAAGAGTTGCCTGCACGGCTTGATCAGTTGATGTGCGAACAGTTGACATTAGGTCATCTTGAGATACATAGCGCTTACCATCCATTTGCAAAACAGGACCAGTTGTGACATTAATTTGAGGATTAATATTTGCCATTGCCTGTGTCGTTGCAAGATCGCCTTGTTTTTCAGTCGAGCGTGACTCCCCTGGCATTGAAGCAAAGTCAGTAGGAGACTGCGGAATAACTCCTGGTCCTCGCTTGCCTGCGCTATAACGCTGCATTGCAGCTTGCATTCTGTCCGCAGGAATAATGTATTCATTTTGCCGTCCTTCCCCGACCATTGCAAGAGTGGGTCGAGACACAAAACCACCTTCTGCAAAAGCAGGCACAGGCTTAGCAGGTCCAGGATTTTGTCCGCGTTGCGCCATGTTCAAGCGTTGCTGTGCATCGGCTGCAGCATTTATTGCATTGGCAGATTTAGCAGCATTTGTTGCCATGATGTTGTAGTAATCTTTTGCTGCATTGGCGCCTTCACTGATCCCAGCGGTATCGGTTTTCATTGCACTTGCATAACCGGAAGCATTTTTTACTTGCTCTGAAAGCTGTGCTGCATATTGAGCAGATCCAACAAGTTTATCGCTGATAATTTTTTGCTCAAATGCCGCTTGGGCACTTTCAACTTTTGCCTGAAATTGTGCATCTGCAGTCTGTTTGCTATAAACCGATATTTGCTTTTGAGTACTTAGCATAGATTCAGCTGCACCAATCGCAGCCCTTTGCGATCCGAGGGCTTCTTTTAATTGTTCTGTCTTTTTAGTTTCTTCTTCAGCCGAACCAGCCTTAAGAATTTGGAGTTTACCTTCTGCTTCAATTTCTAGATATTTTGCCTCTTGTAATTTAACTTGTAGGGCATATTTTTGCTCCTCTAGTTTAATCGCCTCAAGTTTTTGATTGTACTCAATAATAGCAGCTTGAATTGTATTTTGGAATAGTTGCTTGGCAATGTTAAGGCGCTCAAAGTCTGTCGCCGCTAGAGAATAAGCACGATTTAGTTGAACATTTCTCAGATTATTGATAGCCAGTTCGGCTTCATAGCGTGCAGAAGTGATAGATCCCCCTCTCTCCAACGCACCAATCTGGGCTTGAATAGATATTGTTTGTTCTTTATATGCAGCCAATAGGCTAGTTGCTTTGCCAACAGCATCTGACTGTTTAAGACTTACCGCATCCAAGCCAGCTAGCTGTTTATTGATTTCACTGTTGATTTTGGCGGTTTCGTCTTTAATTGAGGTTGTTTTGTTTTTTGTGTTATCAGTTTTTGCAGCTGCTCCATCCATTGCTGCACCTAAGGCAACAGTGGCGGCAGTGGCTGCTCCCACCGCAAGGGCAACCTGTGCGACTCCAGCTGGACCCATAAGTGCCCTTAAAAATGCAGCCGCTACACCTGCTGTTTTTTGTGCTGTAGCCAATGCTGTGGTCGCTACTGCCCAGGCTTTAGTGGCAAGTGCGATTGCATTCGTTACGCCTGCAAAAGTCGCCAAGAAAGTTGCAACCTTGATAATTGTATTTAGGTTTTGCGATATTAAATTCAACGTTCCTGCCAGAATTTTTAAGGGGGCAATGATTGCAGGAACTACAGGCTTAAACGCTACAACAAGATTTTGAAATGCTGTCTGCAATTCTTTTAACGCACCCCCAAGAGATTTGCCCATATCATCAAACGCTTTCTTTGCAACACCAGCTGAAGACCCTTGTTTTTGTAGATTTTCATTGAACTTGACAAGTCCATCATTGGTCAAAGGCAAAACAGCTTTGAGGGCATCAACAGAGCCAAATAATTGAACCATTTTGCTTGTACTTCCACCAGTTCTTTCCGCAACTTGTTGCAGAAGTCCGCCAAATCCCAATGCTTTCAAGCCTGCTTCGTTAAATTGAATCCCTAACTGCTTAGACAGGGTTTCGGCTTCAGCTGTTGGTTTGAGAATAGAAACTAGAGCTTGGTTTAATCCAGTAAATGTGGCTTCGACAGGTACGCCTTGTGCAGTAGCCGTTGCTATTGCAGCATTTAACTCATCAATGCCAACACCAGCAGCAGAGGCTGTAGGTGCTAATCTACCGATTTGAGTTGCATATTCGGCAAGAATAATCTTGCCATCATTTTGTGTTTGAATAAATTTATCGACTAAACTTGCTGACTGACTAGCAGACATGCCATAGGCATTCAAAACGCTGGTAACAGCGTTTCCTACGGTATTCAAGTCACTTAGTCCTCCAACCGCTCCATATGTTGCCGCTTCAAGGATTTTAGTTTGACTTGCAACATCAGCAAAACCTGCTGATGCAACGTCGTAAGCAGCACTCGTCAGTTCAACAGTTGAGGCTTGCCCCTGCAAAGCAACTGACAACTTTCCAAATTCTTGACTTGCAATATTTGCATTTACGCCAAGAGTTTTAAGTGCTGCTTCTGCTTTAGATTGTTGTGCGAGGACGTTAAACGCTGATGTCGTTAGGGCTGCGGCTGAAGCAACAGCGGTAAGTTGACCAACAACTGATGTGGCAGCTTCTTTTAATCTCTCAGAAAAATTTTTTCCCTTTTTGCTCGTATCCTCAAAGGTTCCGTTTAGCGCCTCAACTTGTTTCTTGAGCTCATCTAGTACGGCATTTGCACTGCTGCCGTCAATGTTGATTGCAATATTGGCAACAGCAGGCATTTTGCAGCACCCCTTTTTTCACAGTCTATCTACGCCGTGCTTTTCTCATGGCATCTTCTTCTTCTTTTGCTTCCATTTCATAAACAGCAGACCACAACTGGACTTCTTCCAGTGTGATCCGATCCTGTAGCTCAAGAAGCGTATAACCTAAATCACGGGCGATACGCATTAACAGACGCAAAGGAAAATCTCGCTTTACGTCATATATTAGTTTTTTACTTCGTCCTTCGTTAGTTCATCATCCTTTGTAATAATCGCCAACATTAGAGACTGCAAATCTTCGTCTCGTACTTCATTCTTTAGTTCGGCAATTTCACCAGAACGGAATAAGGGCTGTCCTGCATCGTCTTTTGCTTTTTGCACTAAAAGCTGCAATGCAAAAGCAGTTGCTTCATCGGATCCAGCATCTTTCTGTGCTTTCTCGCGTTCAGCCATTGTCAATGGCGAGCAGTAAAACTCGAAGTCGGTGCCATCACTGAGCTTTACCAACTTTTTAACAGGAGCCAAATTGGCTGCCTTTTTCAGACGATCAAGGGCACGCATTGTTGAGCCAGCCATAAAAATTGGTTGTTGGTCTCTACTTTAAGCACAAAAAAACCCCTGGTGCAACCCTGGGGTTCAATGTGTGTTGGTTTTTATGCCGCTTCATCCAAGTCAAAAGATGGCGTAGAAGCCGGACGGAAGGCGATCTCAACCATCTGAGCATCGTCTGGATTAACAGCGTAACTTGCCGAAGTCAGCACAGCATCCATTGCAATAGACCGACTAGAGGTTTCGTTGACACTGCCGCTAACCAGAACCCGGTCAATATACAGCTTGAAAGATGCACCAACTTGCTGTCGTTGCAGCACGTCCTGAATCATTCGGCTGGCAATGGTTGCACTGTCATCAGTGATATACACCGAAGCAGAACCTTCCCCATCAGCATAACCAGTGATGTAGGTTTTAAATGGGGCATATTCTGCCAGAGTTTGACCGATAGTGGTCACATCAATTTCTTCGCGTGTGATCTCAAAAGACCATTCGCGCACTTGCCCAACAGCTTCATAGTTTGCGTAAGCAACCTGAAAAGCGTTTGGGCTTACGGCGGTACCATCATCAGTAATGGCAACAGAAGCGCCACCGACAGTAGCTGAGACCTCCAAAATGCCCGTTGCAGTCGCGTAGCCGATGACGAAATAAGTGGTACCGGCTGACAAACCAGCAGGCAAAGTGCCAGATCCAGCTTCGCCAGTATTGATGTTAACAACACTGAATTTGACAGGATCATTAACCTTAAAATTCAAGTAAGTGTCAACTGTGATTTCATCATCAGCGACATCAACAGCGGTTTCACCAAAAATTGCTTTGGTGCCAGCTGGTTTGTAATAGAGCGCGCCGGACGTACCGGACAGAACAGTAGCCATGGTTGTGAACGGTAGGTGGCTGAACGTATTCTAGCTTTGCTCGTAGGCTTCAAAGGTAATGGTTATCTGACTTTGATAAAACCCCTCTGGCACAGCTGGTTTGCTAGTGCGCGGTCCATTTGCGGGGTCAAATTTGATATTTTGTAATTGCAAACGTGAAAATAAATCAATGCAACGCTGAGCAATGGTAAAACCCGCCCCTGGTCCCTGCCCTCGTGGGGTAAAAATATTGAGCAGCAAAACCCCATTCCGGCGGTCAAATCCATCGCCAGTGCCGCCAGAACTATTTGTTAGAATAGTTAAATACGCAGAGTCTCCCCAAACAATCTGCGATTGCAGCCAGCTTGCATTGTTTGGTGGTGTAAACGGGACATTTTGAAAGGCTACCTCAAGCACTGGCGCTAAAGCAAATTCTGTGGCTATGCGCTCTTCAATAGCTGAACGAATTGTGTTTAGGCTCATGATCTTCTGCCAATCCTTTGTGCTTCAGCTTGAACATAAGTCTGGATATCTTTAGCGACAATATCAAGAAATGGTTCTGTGCGTTGTATCCCCTGCCAGGATGGTGGAAGATTTGTACCTGCAATAACAGGTGCGGCATAAGGAAGATTATTGAAAACAGAACCCCTTAATGGCTCTTGTGTTATTTGCCAGTTACTTCTCAATCTACCGGTATCAACTGGCGTTCTTACTTTGAGACGCGCTTCAGCTTCTAATGTTGCAGTTCTAATCAACAGTTCAAGTTGTTCTCTTGCATAGTCATCAATCTGGTCCAGCCTAATTTGACGTGCCATCGTTATTCCCTCAAAAAGATTTCAAAGACTATTGCTGTGTTGTCTTGTTCAATTTTATTGACGATGATAATTTGCATGACTCTGCTGCTCACAGTTACTTGATCAGAGACTGCCGGCTCAAAAGCCAAATCAGCCGCTGCTATCGTTAGTTTTTTATCGGTTCCTCTTATCAAATCATTAGCCTCACGCTCTGAAACAGCTTCAAGAACACCACGGATCGTTGTGTCAGAAACGGTTGGTGTTGCGGCACCTGTAGCGGGGTCATAAGCACCTGTTGTTACTCGACGGAATGTTACCTCTCCGCCGAACTTTGCCATTAACTTGCTGGCAGTTTTGCGTAGTGAAGTGGTAAGTGCCATCAGACTTTATAGGCGATACACGCACCATTATGCAGCTTGATGCTGGTGAACAATCCACGCAGTTCAAAACCTGCAGGGAATGACTCACCGTTTAGAGTGTTGCCTGTCATGTTTGTGCTGATGATTATATCAATCTGCGTGTTCTCGTAAAAGTCAATATGGTGGAACCGCCCAGTATGGGCAACGGTATCATGGATGACCTCAGCGCCAAGCGTGTAATCAACCCCGTTTGCCTGATGTCCTTTAAATGCCATGGTCAGATCTTGTAAGCAACGATCTTGCCAGAGGTCAGAGTCACACTAGTGAACACGCCTTGGATCTCATCGCCCTTGCTAAGCGGCACAGAGCTAAAAGTGTTGCCACTAGCGTTTTGTACTGTGGCAGTGCTAATCACAGCATCAGCTACCGCGTAAAGTTTCCAGAACCGCCCAGTATGAGCAGCCGTGTCGCTGATGTACTCAAAGCCAATGTTGTAGCTGTCGTTTGAGTTGTAGTTCATGATCAGCTGCGACGGATGGCGATGTTGCCTGGTCCACTAATTCTAAGACCAGTTAGGTAACGTTCAAAAATCGGTGGGACACGATCAGCGCCAGTTGCGCTGCTGCTGGCACCTGCGGGCGTGACGCTAAGGCTGCCGATGCTGACCGCCTTAAAATCCTCAAGACCAGAAAGCCCCAAGCCATCTTTATTGTTGTTTAGGTAAACCGCAAGAATGACTTGTGCTTTTTTGACCTGATCGGGAATCTCGCTGGTGGTGTAATAATCTGCCGTGATCCTAAAAGGGAACCCCGTAGCGTAAGTGTTGATGTAGGTGTCTGGCTTGCGGACACCATCTCTGGGCCATTGCAATGCCTGCGTGTCTGTTGCGCGAGCACCTAAAAACCGCTCACGGTCTATGCGTTGCGTCGCGGTGAACAGCGCACGATTCTGTTCGTCCTCGGTAGCTGACGCCCATGCGGTCACGTCAGTATCCTGCACCAATCCTTCAATAATTGCGTTGGCTGCTTCCAGCGTCAGGTAGGAGTTTGCGTTTGCGTCCCCCACTGTTGCGTCGATTGTGATTGCCATCGTCTACTACAGCGGGCAATGGTTCTGGTGTTTCAAGTTTAGGAGTGGGCTCTGCAATGGAAAGAGAGGCTTCGGTCGAAACCAAAGCCTCCTGTTCACGCAGTCGCCGGAAGGCGAACAGACCCATCAGGCGGCAGCCGACTTCAGCACAGCAAAGTTGAGAACCACAGCTTCACCGGCGGTAGAACCGACGTTTGAAACAGTGATATCAAAACTGCCGGCAGCAGTCGCGGTCACAAAAGGCAGGTACTTACCAGTGGTAGCACCAGATTTCACCGACACATTTACCACATCAGTAGCGGCAACTTCACTGTTGGTCACCGTAAAGGTCACTTCAGCGTCGCCAGCCAACGAAGCGTTGTGCATGGTGATCGAACCACACGGCTTGTTTAAAGTCACGCCGGTGGATTTGTTGGTAGCTTGTGTTACCGCCCCACCAACACCGCTGACGTAGCCGATAGCGGCTCCAGCGGTTACTTCAAAAAGGGATGCCATCGTTAGTTCCTCCTATCAATCGAAGTTGGAAGTGATGGTCGCCCGCACGATACCAATATTTTTGGTCTCGTACACCTTTGACCAGTTGCCAACGGTGGCAAGCTGAGCGCGGGTGGGATTGACGGTGCTAACCG